CATGATCGAGACCACAGGCAACAACGCCACACTACTGAACCTGCTGACCCACCAGCGCGCCGAGAGTGATGCTATCCGCAGGCTATCGGCATCGCTGCGCCTGACGCCTCAAACGTTGATCAACCACAATGGCAACAAGCAGAAGCAGGGCAGCGTCATCAACGCTCCGCACGCCCGCTTTGCGCACACGGGCTGAGCGCAACATCGCCTGGATCGAGGAGTGCTGCCGAGTACCGAGCGGGCACGCGGATATGGTGGGGGAGCGCGTTGTACTCAGACCGTGGCAGCGTGAGGCGATAACGGCGATTTACGACAACCCGCATGGTACAAGGCGGGCAATTCTTTCCTTCGGGCGGAAGAACGGGAAAACCGCCCTATCGGCGTTCCTGATGCTGCTGCATTTGTGCGGGCCGGAAGCGAAAGCAAACAGCCAGATGTATTCGGCGGCGCAATCGCAGGGGCAAGCGGGGATATTGTTTGACCTTGCGGTAAAATGCATTCGGGCGTCACCGGAATTGTACGATCACATCCAGATCCGGCAGACGGTGAAGGAACTCGCGTATCCGATGTTGGGGACGTTCTACAAAGCATTGTCGGCCGAAGCTAAGACGGCATTTGGCTTGAATCCTCGCTTGCTGATACACGACGAACTAGCACAAGTGCGCGGCCCGCGCAGCCCGCTGTATGAGGCGCTCGAAACCAGCACGGGCGCCGCCGATGCGCCGCTATCGATCGTCATCAGCACGCAGGCGGCAACCGATGCGGATCTACTGTCGGTGTTGATCGACGATGCGCTGGCGGGGCACGATCCGCGCGTGGTGGTGCGGCTCTACACCGCCGACGAGAAGCTCGACCCGTTTGGCGAGGAGGCGATACGGGCGGCCAACCCCGCGTTTGGCGATTTTTTGAATGCGACCGAAGTGCTGGCGATGGCCGAGGACGCGCGGCGGATGCCGAGCCGGGAGGCGGAATTTCGCAATCTGGTGCTGAACCAGCGCGTGGAAGCCAACAACCCGTTTGTGAGTGTGACTGTGTGGGCATCGTGCGGCGGCGAGGTGCAGCCGATCGACGGGGTGCCGGTCTATGGCGGGCTGGATCTGAGTGCGGTGAGTGACCTAACCGCGTTGGTGCTGATCGGCGAGGTGGATGGCGTCTGGCAGGTGCATCCGACGTTCTGGCTACCGGGTGACGGGCTGGCGGCGAAGGCTCGGGCCGATCGGGTGCCGTATGACCAGTGGCACCGCGAGGGCTGGCTGGAGGCGGCGCCGGGCAATTCGGTGGAATACGAGTATGTCGCGGATTATTTGCGCGACGCGTTCCAGCGCTACGACATCAGGAAGCTCGCGTTCGATCGGTGGGGGTGGCGGCACTTGCGGCCGTGGTTGGTGAAGGCGGGCTTCAGCGACGGCGACCTGGATACGAAGTTCGTCGAGTTTGGACAGGGGATGCAGAGCATGTCGCCGGCTCTGCGCGAGCTGGAGAGCGATCTGCTGAACGGCAAGATCGCGCACGGCAATCACCCGGTGCTGACCTCGTGCGCGGCGAACGCGCGGGTCCAGACCGACCCGGCAGGCAACCGCAAGCTGGACAAGGCGCGCAGTGCCGGGCGGATCGACGGGATGGTGGCGCTGACGATGGCGCGGGGCGCGTCGGCGAATGCCGAGGAGCCGCTCGACGTCATGGCGATGGTCGCCTGAGCCTCTAGGAAAACATCATGGCAGTTGTTCGTAAAACCGCCGCCGGCAAGGTGGACGGAAGCCTCGGCTATGTGCTGAGCGATGCCACCGTGGACCGCTACGGCGACGTGATCGAGCCGGCTGGGTGGATGCTGGATCAGTTCCGGCAGAACCCGATCGCGTTGTTCAACCACAGCGCAATGCAACCAATCGGCAAGTGGAAGAACATTCGGGTGGACGACGAGCGGCTCATGGCCGATTTCGAGCCGGCGGCGAAGGGCACCAGCCGGCGCACCGACGAGATATTGAGCCTGGTCGAGCAGGGCATTCTGAAGGCGACCAGCGTCGGCTTTCTAGGCATCGAGAGTGAGCCGCTGGACCCGAAGCGGCCGGGCCGCGGCACCCGCTACACCCGACAGGAATTACTGGAAACCAGCATCGTCAGCGTCCCGGCCAACCCGGCGGCGCTACAAATTGCGAAATCGCTGAACATCAGCGACGACACCATGACCCTCGTCTTCGGCGAGCATGCCGCAATCGGGCAAGGGCGCATGGTCAAACCCGGCGAGCACGCCGTGACGAAACGCCTATCGCGGGCGGACATTCCAATGAGCATCAGCAAGAAGATTCAGGACACGCAAACACGATTAAACGCTGCCAGAGACGCCTTGACCGAATACCTCGACCAAGAGGAGCAAGACCCGGTACAGCGCGACGCGATGTCGGACGACATCGTTGCCGTCGAGGCCGAGCTGCGCAGCCTTGAGAACGCCGAGCGGGCAATGGCACCGCGCGGGCCGGCGCAACAGGTGGCGGCAACGACGATCACCGCGCCTAACGTCAATCGCCGGCCGCTTGGGTTGCCGACCGCTCAGAGAAGCCCGCTGGACCTCTATTTGGGCCATCTGGCGACGCGGGTGCGGGCCGCGGTTCATCGGCAGCCGATCGAGGAGATGCTGCGTCAGCATTACCCGGAGGACGAGGGCACGGCGATCGTAACCCGTGCCGCGGTGGCGGGGGCAACGACCACGGCCAGCGGCTGGGCGATTGACCTAGTGCAGTTGGCGCAGGGTGAGTTCGTAAATCTGCTGTATCCGAACAGCGTCTTCCCGAAGCTATCGGCGATGGGCACGGCGCTGAACTTCGGGCCGAATGCCGGGGCCATCAAGATTCCGAGCAGAACCGCCACGCCATCAATCGGCGGCGCGTTCGTCGCCGAGTCGCAACCGATCCCGGTTCGCAGATTGGGAACGACGAGCATTACGTTGTACCCACACAAGGTCGGCGGGATCTCGGTCTATAGCCGGGAGATCGCGGCCTACTCGAACCCGGCGATCGAGGCGCTGATCCGCGACAGCATCGTCAACGACACCAGCATCAACATCGACGGCGTGTTGCTCGACAACGCCGCGGTGTCGACGACCCGGCCGGCGGGGCTCACGAACGGGGTGTCGACGCTCACCGCAACGGCGGGCGGCGGCTATGCGGCGTTCCTCGGCGATCTCAACAAATTGACGGCGCCGTTCTACGCCGCCAACGCAGGCCGCAAGCTGGCGCTGCTGATGAACCCGGCACAGCGGCAACAACTGGTGTTCGCACCGGGACCGGCCGGAGCGCCGTTCGGCTGGGCGGCTCAGTTCGAGGAGATGTTCACGGTGATTGCCTCGACCTCGATCGCCGCCGGCAGCGCGTACATGATCGACGCGGTCGATTTTGTCAGCGTTGCGGATGCGCCGGAGTTCGTGGTGAGTGAGGAGGCGACCCTGCACATGGAAGACACCAGCCCGTTGCAGATTGCCACGGGAGCGCAGGGTTCCGGGGTGCTGGCGACGCCGACGCAGTCGATGTTCCAAACTGCGCAGATCGCCATTCGCATGACCGCCAACGTTAGTTGGGCGATGCGGCGCGCGGGAATGGTGCAGTTCATCGGCACCGGCATCAATTGGGGGCCATAGCACCTTGATGGATGGTGGCGGGGCTTCGGCCCCGCCGGTTTCACGGGAGGAATGAAAATGGCTGACCCGACACCGACGCAGGCCGAGGCCGACGCGCTCAAGCTACAGGGGCACGGTGCCGCGGCGACCGATCTGCCGCCGGCCGTAGTCGATGTCCCGCATGCCCAAGGGACCGGGGCAGTGGGTTCAACTCTAACCTGCACGATGGGCAACTGGACCGGCGAGCCGACCAGCTATGCCTACGAGTGGCGGGCCGACACCACGAACGTACTCGGCAGCGGCGACGCGTATGTGGTCGACGAGGTTTGTGTCGGGCACGAAGTGTGCTGCGTGGTCACCGCGAGCAATGCCTTCGGCTCGACCCAGGCGCCGCCGTCCAATGCCACCATGATTGCGGCGGCGGGCGCACAGTCGGCGCGGGCCGAGCGGGCCGAGCGCAGCGTGCCCCGCGAGCGCGACAAATGAAGGCGACCGACAAGCCGAAGGACGAGCCGGAATTGCCGCTGGAGAAACACCTCTCGGCAGACGGAAAGCGAGTGGTTAAGCGGCGGCTGAAGAAGATGGCGCGCGACGTGCGGCCGGCAGCCGGCAAGCCTGGATACACGACGCGCTGATGGCGTTCTCGCTGTTGCGGCTATTGCCGTGGGGCAAGCGCGCGGTCGAGGGGCAATACCGGCCCGGCCCCTACATGCTGTCGAACGGCTGGTTGCCGGCCGGCAGCCCGTGGAACTGGTGGCAAACCGGCGCCAACCTGCAACCCTATGGCGGGCCGAGCGCGATGCTGGAAGCGTGCGTCAGCGCCTATGCGCAGACGGTGCCGATGTGTCCCGGCGACCACTGGCGCAGTTTGCCGAACGGCGGCCGCGAGCGCGTGACCAACAGCGCGCTGTCGCGGATCATGCGTAGGCCGAACGATTACGAGAGCATCAGCGATTTCATGATGGGGCTGACGCGCCATCTCTATGAGCGCGGCGAGAGTTTCGCGTTCGCGGTGCGCAACAACCGCGGCGAGATCACCGAATTGCACCGCATGCGCCACGGGCTTGGGTACGTCGCGGTCGACGGCAGCATCTTTTACTCGCTCTACGGCAACGAGATCGCGCAAGCCCGGTTCGATCTGACCGCCACCATCCCGGCCCGCGACGTATTGCATGTCCGGCTGCACACCCCGGTCCATCCGTTGCGCGGGGTGACGCCGATCTTGGCGGCGGCGCTGGATCTGGCGATGTCGGGCGCGGCCAGAGCGCAGCAGCTCGCGTTCTATCTGAACCAGTCTCGGCCCAGTTTCATTCTGCAAACCGACGCCGCCCTGAAAATGGAGGAGATCGAGGCGATCCGGCTGAAATGGATCGAGCGCTCGACCGGCGAAAATGCCGGCAACACCATGTTCGCGACCCACGGCTTAAAGGCGCAACCGATCCAGACGACGGCGGTCGACGCGCAATTGGCCGAAGTCATGAAGATGAACGAGCAGGACATTGCGCTGGCGCTGCGCATACCGCTCCAGATCCTCGGCATCGGCGGGACGACCTACGCGAGCACCGAATTACTGATGCAGTCGTGGATCGCCACCGGGTTTGGCTTCACCATCAATCACATCGAGGAAGCCTTCGGGTTGCTGTTCAATCTGCGCGGCGTGCCCGACGAATATCTCGAATTCGACACGAAGGCGTTGCTCCGCTCGGCCTATCGCGAGCGCATCGAGGCGTTGGCGCGCGGCGTGATCAGCGGCATTTACTCGCCGGACGAAGCCCGGGCAGAGGAGAATCTACCGGCGGTGCCGGGCGGGCACGGCGCCGAGCCGCGGGTGCAGCAGCAGGTCGTGCCGCTGAGCTATGGCAGCGACATGCAGCCGCCCTCGCCGCAGCCGGCGACGCCGCCGGCTCAACCACCACCAGACGACACGCCAAATCCTGATGACGCCGCCAACAAGCTCGCATCTTTCCGTGCCGCCCGCGATGCCGAACGCAATCGCATTGCCGCCTGACCCGCTGGCGGTCGAACTTGGCTCGGCTTTCGGTGCGCTTGAACGGGAACAGCGGTTGCAAATGGCCGCGTTGCTGGCCGAGGCCAGGGAGGAGATCGCGGTGCTGCGGGCCTGGCGTGCAGAGGCCGCATTGCACCTCGCATCCCTGATTGGCCCGCAAGGCCCACCGGGGCCGCAGGGCGAGGCTGGGGCGCGTGGAGAGCCGGGCGAGGCCATCACGGGGCCGCCCGGCGAACCGGGCATTCCTGGGCCACCGGGAGAGCCTGGAAGCGATGGCCGGACGCTCGCGCCCAAAGGCGCATGGAAGCCCGCTGGGGCGTATGAAGCGCTCGACGTGGTTATGCTCGACGGGTCGTCGTTCATCGCGCTGCACGACGCTCCGGGTGCTTGCCCAGGCGATGGCTGGCGCTTGCTAGCCGGCCGCGGCAAGTCGGGGCCGCCGGGTATGGCCGGCCCGATCGGCGAGCGCGGTTATCCGGGGCCGCCGGGTGCGGTGCCGGTAGGGCTGGAGATCGACGACCAGGGCTTGCAGACGCTGCGCTTCGGCGACGGCACGACGCTGACCTGCGACCTGTACCCGCTCTTTGCCAGGTTGGCCCGGTGAATAACGCCTATCGCATCACCAGGGTGATGACGCCGGCAGCCAGTCTGGCGCTGGTCACGGTCGATCAGGTCAAGGAGGTGCTGGACATCGACCCGGCCGATACCTCGGATGACGCGGCGCTGACCCACCACATCGATGCGGTTTCGCAGGCGATCAACAACTGGTGTGACCGGATTTTCGTGGTGCAGGGCTATCGCGATCAGTTGCGCGAGGTCACCGGCAATTTCGGCGAGCCGCTGGTGATGCGGCAATACCCGATCGTGGTCGATGACGCGACCGGGCCGGTGGTGGTGGTCACGCAGGATGGCGGGGTGGTCGACCCGACGCTATTAGAGGTCTTCCCGGAGACGGGCGGCCTCTACCGGCTCGACGCCTCGCTGGCGCCGGTGGCGTGGGCAGCAGCTTTGCTGGTGGTGGACTACACCGCCGGTTTCGAGATCATCCCGCCCGACGTGCAGAGCGCCGCGCTTGAGTGGGTGACGGCGCGGTGGAACGCGGTCGGTCGCGATCCGGCGTTGCGGCGCGAGACCATTCCCGACGTGATCGAGCAATTTTACGCGGCGGGCGACGCGGCGGCCGGCGGCGCGATCCCGCCCGGCGCACGCGATCTGCTCGATTCTTACCGGATCTGGACCGTATGACGCCTAGAACGATTATTGCCGAACTCGACCGGGCAATCGCCGGCTACGGGCAATCGGTAACGCTACAACGAACCGCGGTCGACAACACGACCGGCGGGGTGACGGTGGCGGCCGAGGTGACCTGCCCGGCAAAGTTCCGCACCTTCGGCCCGCAGGATCTCGCGGCCGGCGAAGTGCAGGACATCAGCGTGGTGATCAGCCCGACCGCGCTCGGCACTTTCGGCCTGCCGTCCCGCGACGACCGCATCCTGCTCGCTGGCAACCCATCGAACATCGAGCAGATCGCGCCGCTCTATTACGGCGGCCAGCTCGTGCGCTTGAACCTGCTCTGCCGTGGCTGACCAGCGCGAGGCGATCCTGTCGCGGCTGGTGACGGTTTGCGGCGCCGTATCCGGCATCAACGCGGTCGATCGCAACCGCCTCGACGTGGGCGGCATGCTGCGGCCGGCGGTGATCATCCTCGACGGCGCCGAGACGGTGGGACTGCAACCGGTGGCGGATGGTCGAGGCGCGACGATCTCGCACGAGCAACGCATGGAATTGCGCCCGACGATCATCATCGCGGTGCGCGGCGATGGCGGCGGCGAGGCCGGTAGCCTGCTGACGCTCTATCGCAACCGGGTGCTGGCGGCGATCCTGACCGACGCGACGCTGATCGGGAGCGTCAGCCGCAACGGCGGCATCCGTTACGAGGGCTGCGTCGTCGTCGAGCCGGACGCCGAGGCGAAAGAATACCGGATGGATCTACAGGTGGTGTTCGTCTACCGCTTTACGCTCGCCGATTTGGGACCATGAGCGATCTCGGGCTGACCATCGATTCATCCAGCATCACCCGGCTGAGCCTGCATTTCGATCAATTGCCGGACAATCTCAAAGCGAAGCTAAAGACCGCAATCACCCAAGTCACGCACGAATTGCTGGCGCGGGTTAAGGCCGCCGAGCCGGTGCGTACCGGGCGAATGCGGTCCCGCACCCACGCCTATGTTGATGAACGCCCGAACTTCGTGCGCGGCCGAGTGCGGATCATCGCCACCGGGCACGCCCAGTCGCTCGCCGCCGCCTTCGGTGCGCTGGAATACGGCGGGCCGGGCGCGCGGCGAGCCGGAAAGAAAGTGCCGGTGCGGGCCTACAGCCGCGGCAGCGGTCGCGTCGGCGCCTACGAGCGGCGGCAGCCGCACATCCAGGCGCGGCGTTTCCTGCGGGGCCCGGCAGCAGCGATGCGGCCGGCGATAAAGGCTCGACTCGAGGCGGCGATCGGTCAGGCGATCAACGAGTTCGACTTCAGCGTTGTGAAATAGGAGGAAACTCATGGCCGACCCGGAACTGGAACCGCTGGTGGTGACGCCCGGCACATTCAACGTGCTGGCTCAGAATGAAATTTTCGCCAAGGTCAAGTTCGTTGGCGCGAATGTGCAGGGTCCGCAGATCCAGTTGGAACTGCTCCACGTCATGTTCCGCCCGGCCAACGCCATCGGGGTCATCCAGCAGGACGAATGGGGGCAATTGCAGGTGACCGGCGAGGTGCTGACGGATGCGTCCGGCATCTTCGGCACGATTACGCACCCCGACAAAACGTTGGTCAGCCCGCTGGTCACGCAATACTACAACGGCAAGGGCATCGTCTCGGTACAGATCACCTCGGGGTCGACGCCCGACGTTGCCTATGTGGACATCGGCAACGTGCCGGTGTTTGAATTTACGCCGGTCATCAATACGTTGGCGCACTTCTCCTCCCGGCTCGGGGTGAGGTCGAAGGATCTCGAAATCATCACCGAAAAATCGGCCACGTTAGCGATGACGATGGAGGAATGGACCTATCGGAACCTGCTGATGGCGTTCCTGGGCGCCTGATCGCATGGTTTCACTCGTCGACATCGTCCCGCAGACGCGCACGGTAGAGCTTGCCGGCGGTGAGATCGAGCTGCGCGGCCTCGGCCTGCGCCAGATCGCCGATCTGATGATGCGCTTTCCGGGGCTGCAATCGATGATCCTCCTGGCCCTTGAAGGCCGGATGCCATTCGACCCGGACACATTTCTCCTCGCCGCGCCCGAGGCGGTCGGCGCCGTGATCGCCGAGGCGGCGCGGCAGCCGGAAGCGGCCGACGCGGTCGCCGACGCACTGTCGCTAGACGATGCGGTGGAGTGCCTGATCGTCGTGTTCGACTTGACCATGCCGGGTGGCGCCGTCCCTTTTTTTCACCGCATCGAACGGCTCCTCGGAAGGCTCCGCGGCGACGACGCCCAGCCTGGCAAGGCACCGGATACGAGCTTGCCGAGGCCGCCGAACGGCTCATTGCCGCCGGACACGATCCCGGCGCCGTGATGGATTACACGCCGCGGCAGGTGCTGGCGTTCACGACGATCTGCCAGCAGCGGCGGAAGGCGGAACTGCGCGAGCAGCTTGCGGTAGGATTACTGGCGGCGCGCGGTGACGAGAAAGCGGTGCGGCAACAGTTCAAGGCGTGGGATGACTGATGCCCGATAATCTCAGCATCTCGATCAGCGCCGACACCAGCAAGGCACGCGCCGACCTGGAATTGCTCAACGCCAAGGTGCGCGAGCTGCGCAAGGAGGTGCGGGCCGCCAGCACCGAGGCGCAAGCCGGCGGCGGCATGACCGCCCGCCTGACCGAGTCCACCAAACAACTGACCGCCGCCGAGGCGCAGCAGCGGGCTTATGCCCGCGCCGCGCGAGCCACCGCCGAGGCCAACGTCGAGGCATCGGCCAGCTTTGGCGACCTCACTAAAAACATGGAGGGGTTCGCCCGCGGCGCCGGAATGGCGCTCGGCGGCATCAAGGGACTGCGGGCCGGGCTGGCGGCGATGGTCGGGGCCGGAATTGTCAAGGGCTTCACCGACCTCGTCGACAAGATCACCGAACTGAGCGACACCTCAAAGAAGACCGGCTTTAGCACATCCACAATACAAGCGTTCGAAAAGGCGCTGGAGAGCACCGGAGGCAAGGCCTCGGATGCGACGGGAATACTTGAGAAGCTGTCTTCGCAGGTCAAGCTGACATTCGACATTTACGGCAAGGCGGCGCTGACTGCGGGCGACGGCACCGACGAGTTTTCAAAAGCCCTGCGCGCTCTGAATATCGACATTAGCCAGTTCAAGCTCGGCACCGCGGCCGGGCTCGACCAGTACCTTACTGCGGTCGCGCAGGCGTTAGTCAGGCTCAATCAATCGGGCCGGGTCGACGAAGCCAACGTCCTCAGCGTGGCGGTGCTCGGGAAGAATTATCGCGAGGTCGGCGCGGCCCTGGAAAAGATTGTCCAGGGCGGCGGCCTCGATGCCCTGAAGAAGTCGCTGGAGGCGACCGGGCAACTGGTAAAGCCGGAAGATGTCGAACGCACCAAAGCAATGACCGAAGCGATAGCCGCACTAAAGGGCGCGTGGTCTGGGCTGTTGTTGACGTTGAGCGACCTGGGCGTTTTCGACGCCATCACCGAGGTAATCAAGGAAGTCACCGCCGGGATCAAAACCACGGCGGAGGAGATCGTAGGTATCGCCAAGGCAATCGGCGCGGTCGCAGACGCGATGGGCTTGGTGCCGCACGATTTCGGCGGCGGCGGCTCGTTGCCAGACGCGCGTCAATTCGCCTCCGGCGGCTACGTCCGCGGCCCCGGCAGCGGCACCAGCGACAGCATCATGGCGCGGCTATCGAATGGCGAGTTCGTCATGCGCGCCGCCGCGGTCGACCGCTGGGGGCCGCAGTTCCTCCACGCACTCAACAACCTGCGCAACCCGTTCGACGGCTTCGCCAGCGGCGGGCTGGTATCGGCGCGCTCGATCCCGAGCTTTGCCGGCGGCGGCATGGTGCACACGGCCGGCGCGACGGTGAACCTCGTCTTCCCCGGCGGCACCTTTGCGATGCGGGCCGACAACGAGACGGTCGGCGCACTGACGCGCGAGGCTCGCCGGGCCGGCATGCTGTCCGGCGGCCGGCGCGCGGGGCTGCTCCAGTAATGGCGACCACGACCCGGCTCGGCACCGAGGCCATTACAATCGACGGCAGGGTGCAAATTGCTGGATTGGATCCACGGCAAATCAGCAGAGAGGATCTGGAGGGGCTAGGACACACCCCGACGCCTCTGCTGCGCGTGATCCGCGAATTTTGCAAGGAATGTTGCGGCGGGTCCGAAACGGAGGCGCGGCGTTGCGTTGCCGTCAAATGCCATCTGTGGCCGTTTCGAATGGCAACCAATCCGTGGCGTGAGAAACGAGAGCTGTCGGCAGAGCAACGCGCCGAAATGGCCGGACGTTTGGCGGCTGCGCGGGAGCGACGCTGATGCTGACCCCGACCAACACGACGTTGCTGGTAATATCCGGCCCCGGGCTGCCGACTTATAGCAGCCGCGCGCTGTCGCAGACGCTCGACCCAATCGACGCCGCCGGGGCATTGGCGCGCACCGTCAATGGCGGGCTGATCGACCTGTCGCCGAGTCAGATGCGGAAATACCGTTCCACCATCACCTGCACCGATCAGGACGCGCCGGCACTGGATGGCGTGTGGCCGGGCATGCCGCTCACCGTCGATTGCGTGCCCGAGTTGGGCTATCTCACCGCGGGCGGCTCGCCGCAGCGGAGCGTGGTGCCAGGCTCGTCGCGCGTTGCCGGCGCTTGGACGTGGTTCAGGCCGAGGCTTTCGATGCTGGTCATCAGCTACACCGCCAACACCGACGAGTGGGGCGCCGCGGTGGCGTGGTCGTTGGATCTGGAGGAGCAGTAACCAATGGGCAGCAGCTTTGAATTTATAATCGCCGCACTTATGCAGAAAGATTATGGGCTCGTAGCCGAAATGGTTTTGCACCTTCCCGATCCCATCACACGGCGACTTCCAAGCGCGTCCGATTTGCAACGTCGCAAGGAGGCTATGATCCTAGCCTGCGATGAGCTGGCGGCCGAAAAGGGTTGGCAGCTTTAACCAATGCCGGGACCATTCTTCTTTTGCTGGATCGACGGCCCGGTTCCCTTCGACCCGGTGGCGCATGCGGTCGAGGATGAGGCGATCGTCGAGTTTCAGATCACCCAATCCGAGGGCGACTTCGCCGGCATGACGATGACCGTCGTCAACCCCGGCATGGGGTTGCTGGCGCCGGGCCGGGTGCAGTGGTGCTGGCTCTCGTGGCAGGGCGATACGCTGGTGCCGTTGTTCTGTGGGCGCCTGGTCGCGGTGCCCGAGGCGATCGACGGCGAAGCGGTGCGGCTGCTGTTTGCAGCCAGGCCGCGCAACTACGGAATCGTCAAGCGCGACTATGCCGAGACGTTGAAGACGCTGCCCTATTACGACCCGGTGTGGATCAGCGGCAACCTCGACGACCCCGACGCGGTGCTGAACGGCTACGGCGCGCAGTGGCACATCGCCCGCGACACGCTGGAGGTTACGCACAGCGACGAACTCGACGGCGAAGACGGCACCATCACCATCGGCGAGGCCGACCACACCTACGACGATTTCAGCGCGTCCTATGCGCAGGCGCCGATCTCGCGGGTGGATCTCGAAGGCACCCTGTCGTGGACCCAGGCCGGCAACGGCACGATCGACCTTACCGGGGCCGTCTACAACCTGGCCCGCGCCACTAAGTCCATCTACGTCCACCCGGAAAGCGGGGTGATCTCGTCGTTGACCGGCGAGGGGCTGATCTCGGACTGGCCCAAGCCCGGCACCGACTTCGGCGGCGGCTGGAGCGTCAACGTCGGCACCTACGCCGAGAATGCTTCCAAAGGCTGGAAGCGTTACAGCTATCAGGTGCGCTACCGGACGCTGACCCCGGAAGCGCAGCAGGCAATGCACGATTTCGCCGCATCCGACGAGGGCGCCGGGGCGCAGATTGCGCTCGGCGCGGCGCAGGCGCAATTCTACGCCTGGACCGACTACATCGTGCAATTCCCGGTGTGGGCGATAAAGCAGGCCGCCCGTTTCGATTACCACGCCGACCGGCCGCGCACCGAGATCGTGCGCTGCTCGCTGATCGCCGACATTCAGCCATTGTTGGCCGAACCGGACGACGAGGAAAACATCGTCAAGGTCTCGATCTCGGCCAGCAACACGGTTACCGAACCGGACGACGACGGGCTGATGGCGATCGGCGACCCGCGCCGCAACAGCTACCTCAACACCGACCGCGGCACCCTGTCGTTTCAGTACTTGCTGCTGCTCGGCCGCGCCGAATTGCGGCGGCGGGCGCGGGCGGTGGACGTGCAATGCCGGGTGCCTTGGGCCAGCGGCATCGCCGCGACGCTGCGGCAGAACGCGCACGTCGTCGACCGGCGGCTACCGGCCGGCGAGGCGTTCGGCAAGATCACCGGCTACGGCATGTCGGCCGGCACCAGCGGGTTCTATGTCGACCTCACCATCGGCTGCGCGGTCGGGCGCGGCGGCACCGTCACGGCGGCGGCCGGCACCCCGACCTGGGTCGAGGCCGGCTATGTCGCGGCTGGCTACCAGCAGATGGCGGGCGCCGAGGCCATGCTGCCGACCGGCGACTTCGTCTACGGCAGCTTCGAGAACGCGATCGTCAACGACGATGGCGTCGACCTGTTGCACTTCGACGCCCGGCAAGCGGTGCTTTCGATGACGATCAGCGGCGGCATGGACGACCAGATCCGGGTGATCAACGCGGTGCAAGACCCGATCGACGCGCTCGGCCACTACCCGACGCGGTTCTGCTTCAACCTGCGCCCGGTTGCCGGCATGTCGTTCGAGACGGTGTTCAACCCGGCCAGCCAGCCATTGCCGATCCCACGGTGGATCGACTTGGAGGCGGCGGCATAGATGGCGGTCGGGACCGGCCTGCCGGCATGGATGGTCTACAGCCCGCAGACATTGACGCGGCCGACCTACGACGTCGTCGCCCGAAATTACAGCCACTACCGCATCCCGCGCCCGCCGGTTGCCGAGGAGGGCGGCTCGCCGCCGGGGCAAATCTGCTGGGGCACGGTCGGGCAGATGCCGACTGCGGACCCGGCACCGACCGTGGGCTTTACGGTGGGGTCGGAAACCTACACGGAAACCAGCCGCAAATCGCACACAGTGCGCATCGAGAACCCCGACGATCCGTCGCAATACGTCATGGAGGACCGGCCCGATGAGGTCAAATTCACCAAGACCGTAACGGGCGGCGACGGCGACGGCAACACCTGGAGCAAGACGGAAACCGTTGACCTGAGTAATTGGGTCGACGCCGCGCATGAGGGCTTCCTACAACAGGTTACTGCCAAACAATACGAAGCGACCATGAAGTATCAGCTCACCGGCCAAGATAAGCCGGGCGCATAATGGCCGACATCCCGACCGAAGGCACCGTCGACAAACCCTACCGGCAGAACCCGCCGCGCTTGTTTCAAGAAGTGCATTGGGTCGGCGGCACATTCGCGGCCTCGGTTCTCATCGAGGTGCCGGAAGCTGCGAATGCAGTCTTCCTGTGGTCTGAAACCTGGGAGGAGGCGAAAACCCTCTCCGCAGCCGGAAACTTTTACAATCCCCGAGCTGGCGCTTTCGGAAACCCGAACAGCACGCCGACATTCGTGCTTGGGGGATATAATTCCTTCCACCTCGGCGAGGGGTTTAGTCGATTCGCCGCCTGGATCGAAGCATCCACCGACGTCGGCGAAACCTGGGCCAGGGGCTACGACGGTGCTAACTCGCAAGTGGTTTCGATAGTCTACAGCAAGACCGAAGAAGTGTTCTACGCGCAAGCCGCAAGTGACCTGAAGGGCTTTACCCCGGATTTCACCTGGCTATTGCTGAAGTCGTCGGACGGCATGGGTTGGGGCGTTGCCGAAACCGCACCCGGCGGGCCAGACGCCCATCGATATGTCTTCCCCGCCATGAATGCAGCGGCCGACCCGATCTATCAGGACGGCGATGGCAACAATTGCTGTGGTGGCGTCTACGGCTACGACAGGGCGAGAAAAATCCTGATGGCACCTTATCCCGACGTCGTCGCCGCTACTCTCGATAACAAATCTTACGGGTGGCAGGTACAAATCAGAAAAGAGGACGAAGACGGGGATCGAACATTCGACTACGTCGACATACCCGGCATCGATCAGGTCTATTCCGTAGCTTATTCTGGCGGCGTCTGGCAGGCCGCCGGCAGCGGGTCCGGCCCCATTCCCCGGATCGCCACCTCAACCGACGACGGCGAAACCTGGCTCACCACTTATTCGGGCAGTGAAGGCAGGGTGCTGGTCGCCTTGGGGACGAGCCTATGACGATCGTCTACCGCACCGATGGTGCTTGGGGCGCCGGCAAGGGCGTCAACCTGACGCCGGTCGAGGTCGACGGCAATTTCTACGACCTCGACGGGCGGGTGACCTACGTCGAGGACAACCCAACCCCGGCGGTGGTGCCGATCGGCATCAACATCGAGGGCGCCCTGTTCACGATGGATCTGAGCGACGGCACCACCCTCGGGCCCATCGTCATGACGATGCCGGTGCCGCGTTGGGTCGGCGGCTGGACCCCGTCGACGCCGTATCTGGAGATGGATTTCTTCACCGCGCCGGACGGCGGCATGGGCGCGGTGATGCTGGCGCACACCTCGGCCGCGACCTTCGACTGGGGCGCGATCCATCCCGTATCCGGGCAGCCGGTCTACCAGCAGCTCGTCGGCGCCAGCGGCACCACCTCGGGCCTCGCCGACCTGATCGACGTCGCGCTCGGCGCCCAGATCGTCAACGACATGCTGGTGTGGGACGCTGGGGGCGGCGTCTGGCGCAACAAGACGCCCGCAGCCGTGGTGGACGTCCTGCCGCCGTTTACCGGCCCCACGGGCAGCGCACCGGGCCTGAAAGGGTTGGTGCCGCCACCGGCAGCCGGCGATGCGGTGGCGGGTAAAGTGCTCGGCGCGGGCGGCGCCTGGATCGTGCCGGCTGGTGGCAGTGGCGGGTCAAGCAGCCTGGCCGGTCTGTCTGACGTGGCGATCGTCTCGCCGGTCAATCTCAGCCTGCTGCAATACAGCTCGACCGACGGGAAATGGCACAACCAGACCATCGCCAGCCTGGGCGCCGGCACGGTGACCAGCGTCGGCACCGGCGCCGGGCTGACCGGCGGGCCGATAACCGGCGTCGGGACGATCGCGCTGGCCTCGGTTGCCGACAAGACATTGCTGGCGAACGTGACCGGGAGCAGTGCCGCGCCGACCGGGATATCGCTCTCGATCCTGCTCGACGCCGTGCTCGGGACGGCGCGCGGCTCGGTCTTGTGGCGCAGCGCCAGTGGCTGGGTGGCATTGACTGCCGGGACCGCCGGGCAGTTCCTCCAGACCGGCGGCGCTAGCGGCGACGTAACCTGGGGCACGCCATCCGGCGCCGGCACGGTTACTTCGGTCGGGTCCGGCACCGGATTGACCGGCGGGCCGATCACCACCGCCGGCACGCTGTCCCTGGCGACGGTGACCGACGGCCAGGTGCTCGCCAACATCACCGGCACGACGGCGGCGCCGACCGGGACGACGTTTACCCTGCTGCTCGACCATGCGCTGGGCGCGACGCGGGGGATGGTCATCTATCGCGGCGCCAGCACCTGGGCGGCATTGGCTCCCGGCGCGGCCGGCGCAGTCTTGACGGCGCATGGTGCCGGCACCGACCCGACCTGGGTTACGGGCAGCGGCAGCGGGACGGTGACCCAAGTCAACACCGGCACCGGATTGATCGGCGGCCCGATCACCGGCACCGGCACGATCGCATTCGCGACGACCGCCACCGGCAGCGTGCTTGCCAACATCAGCGGCTCGACCGCAGCGCCGAGCGCAAATTCGCTGACCGCCATCATCGACGCCGCATTCGGCTCGACCCGCGGCAGCGTGCTGTATCGCGGCAGCGGCGGCTGGGCGGCGCTGGGGCCGGGCACCGCGGGCCAGTTGTTGCAAACCGGCGGCGGCGGGGCCGACCCGGCTTGGGCCAGCGCCACTCTGCCCACCGGCACCGCCAGCGACCAGTTGGTCTATGTTGCGCCCGGCGGCTGGTCGGCGCAGCGGCCGCGCTACATAGCCTCGACCTTCGTGCCGGGCGTACCTGCCGCCTCGCAGCTTCTCTTGCTCCAGCGGCTGTCCAAGGGCATCACGATCCCGGCCAATTTCGGCGACTATCTCGGGCACGCCAGCATGGCCCGCGGCACGGTCAACGCCACGGCATCGACCACGATCGACGTGCGCAAGGCGACCAGCGCGGCGCCTGGCACGTTCACCAGCGTCGGCACGATCACGATAGCCGCCGGGGCGATGGTCGGCACGTTTGCGACGAGCGGCGGTGCTGCCGCGAGCTTCGCGCAGGGCGACTCGATCGCGCTGGTGGCGCCGGCAACGCCGGACGCGACCTTCGCTAATTTCGCCGCGACCCTCGTCGCATACGAGGCGGCCGACCCGCCGCCGCCTTCCTCGACCACTTGGAGCCCAACCGACAAGACCGGCAGCGTCACGCTCGGCGGCAGCAACCTCGTCGCCACCGCGACGGCGACGGACCAGGCAGGCCGCTCGACCCGGAGCGTCACCAGCGGCAGCGGCAAGTTCTACTGGGAGGTCACCCCCACGACGATGAGCGGCTTCCTCAACACCCACGTCGGCGTCGTCAGCGGCTCGGTTGCGCTGTCGGGCTTCGCCGCCGGTCACCAGGGTGCGGTGCTGGCGCGGACGGGTTCGGGCAACCTCTACAGCAACGGCACGCTGATAAGCGGGTCGGCCGGGGTCATTGCGGTCGGGGTTGCCGCCGGCATTGCGCTCGACATGGTGAACAATCGGGTGTGGATCAGGTCAAGCCCGACCGATCTGTGGAATGGCAATTTCGGCGACAATCCGGCGACCCTGGTGGGTGGGATCGACATTTCGTCGTATATCCCCACGGCATTTGCCAGCTATGCGCTGGCAAGCTCGGGCGATGCGCTGACCGCGAACTTCGGCACCAGCGCCTTCTCGGGTGCGGTGCCCTCTGGCTTCACCGCCGGCTTTTAGTGAGCGACGCGCCCGCCGATGCCGGTCCGGCTAGCCTTTCGGACGCCGGCTCGCCAGTCCCGCTGGTGGTTATCAGCCAATCGGTTTGGGACGGCGGCGCGAGTACATGGGACGGCGGCGCCAGCTTATGGAACGCGATAACCGCCGATCGGCAATACGCCGTCACAGTCAACGCAGGATAAACGGATGGCATCGGCAATCGACGCAACCAAACCCGTCGCCGGCACGCCGACGACGCAGTCGGTGCGGGACAATTTCGCCACGGCGAAGTCGGAGATCACGGCACTACAAGCTGCGGCGCCGACGTGGACGGTGGGGTCGGTGCCGTTCGCCACCTCCACGACGGCGCTCGGGCAGGACAATGCAGGGCTATTCTACGACAACGCCAACAAACGCCTTGGCATCGGCACCGCCGCTCCGTTGGCGAAGCTCGACGTTTCCTCTGCGGCGGCGGCGACGGCGATACTGGTCCACAACGCCGGCAGCGGTGCGACCGCGAACGATGGGCTGGAAATCTCGCTGGGGGCGATCGCGGCTAATTTCTGGAACTACGAGAACACGGACGTCGTCCTGGCGACGAACAATCTGGAACGGATGAGGATACTGGCGAGCGGCAACGTCGGCATCGGCTTGACGCCGACCACTGGGAGGCTTGAGGTTCGCGATGCCGTGGACCGGGTCTTCCGCGTCACTTCCGGCATCGCTCTCGGCGGCGTCGACGGGGTCGGCATACAGTCGGCCAATGACCCTAGCACCGTCTCGAAGCAGATGTCGTATCACGCATCGAGCCACTACTTCGCCGGGCCCGTCGGCGCCGGCAATGTCGGCATCGGCACGGCGGGCCCGGCCGACAAGCTGGACGTTGCCGGCAACCTCAAGGTTGGCTCTACCTCAAACGACGGGGTGATCGGCTTTGGCAGCGGCGGTGCAGCCACGGCTGCGGGGATTTATGCCGGCCGCAATCTCGACAGTCCTAGCGGGTTGTCGATCGGCGGTTACAGTGGGATCTGGTTTCACACTAACGACACTTGGAATGCGCCGGGGGTGCTGAAGGCGATCTTCGATAGCACCAACACGCGAAACGTCTCGGGCGCCTGGGCGGTCATCTCCGGGCTCGAAACCAAGCAGGACGTCGCGCCGTACACACGCGGTCTCGACGCCGTCCTACAGCTTAACCCGGTAAGCTTCCGCTACAAGCCCGGCACGCCTTTCGCTTCCCCGGATGAACCCTCGAAACCACTCTTTGGTTTGATCGCAGACGAGGTGAAGCCGATCGTCCCGGAGATTGTCGGGCAGACGACGATGACCGTTGCCGGCAAGCAAGATGTGCCGGTCGATTGCCTAGAACCGGGTAATTTGATCTACGCCCTGCTGAACGCGGTGAAGACGTTGGCGGCCCGCCTCGACATTTTGGAAGGTAAAGCGGTCACGGGCAACACGGGATGAACCACGACCGCCTGATGTGGGCGGCCTTGGGGGTCTTGGTGCTGCTCGTCATGGTGAGCGCCGGGGCGGTGTTTGGGTCTATTTTTTTCGCGCCGGGCGCCGATGCGACGGTGCGCGAGATGATCGAGGGGCGAATCATCGCCCGCGCGATCGTGCTGTTTTTGGTCATCCCGATCATCGCCGTGCTGTGCGCCGCGGACAAGATCACCGGAGAGGCGGCGCTGGCGGCGCTCAGCGCGATTGCCGGCTACATCCTCGGCGGCACCGCGGCGCTGCGGTGAGGCGGTGCCAGTCAGCGCCGGCCGTTAGTACCTTTTGCATCCGTCGCTGGTCATCCAGTGCGACGGCGGGCAGGACATCACCGCCGCGCTGCCAGCCGGCGCCCAGCTTGAGGACTGGCCGGTTTGCTGTGTCTGTTGCTGGGGCTTTGATGTCGTCTCGGTTTCGGTAGTCTTGGAGGCATCCGGTCTGTGCTGAATTGAAATCCACATGGGGATTGCAAGCAGCACCAGAACCACGAGACCGATAGCCGAGATGGCGCGGGCCGGAGGGCTGTGCGGGCGCTCGCCCTGCATTGCGCGGGACGACAACTCACTACGGCAGTGCGGGCAAATCGCCGCCTCCCGTTGGATCGGCTCAGCACAATGCGGGCACGGATGGCGCAATCGGTTCTCGGCCAATAAGGAATGCACCACCGCTATTGGCAGCAATAGAACGCCATAGAGCCACCAAAGCCCGGCATTCCTCCCCTTCTTGCTCGCGATCATTGCCGGAACAATCGCAAGCAAGAGCAAAACTACAAACATCATCGTCGGGTTGTTCCTTGCAAAACACCTCGCGTTGAAAGCGCGCGGCAGCCGGTGCAAGGAAGCCGGGGTTCGGGAGCTAGCCTAGCCGCGCCTCCAAGACGTAGAGGCTTGGCGCGGCGCCGGCTTGATAGCGCCGGCCAAAAGATTGATTTCAGCGGCCACGGGGTAAGCTATCGGCGGTCAGTGGACCGCTTCGACGTTAAGATACACGCGCCATACCCCGTCGCGCTCGTCGACGCCGAATTTGGCGTTGAACGCCTTCATCTCCTCTTTGTTCGGCAATTCTGCATAGCCTACCGGATCGAGGTGCTCGCCTCTGGTAGACCACCATGCGTTTCCGTCCCAACTGCCGTTGTCGGTGTCCGGACGCCTGCCCGGATTCTCCTGCTCGGCCAGCAGTAGCATGCAGGGGCCAAAGGGAACCCCCGCCGCGACGGGCGCCGCAGCGATCGGCAGCAGGACGCCGACCTCGATAGTCGGGCGCATTTCCCCCTCGGTCGCCTCGTAGCGCTTGTACTGAATCCTGACGCGTAACTGATGGGTTTTCATGCCGGTCGTGCCACTGTCAAAACTCGCGTCCGGAAATGTCCTAAGCCGCTCTGCCTGCCGGATTGTCAAAACGCTGTGTCTAACCCTCTGAAATCCAACGAAACCGCTAGTTCCAGGTGCATTAAAGCGACCTAATTCATAGAACTAAATCAGCGACTTAGACATTTTGACAATTTTTAGACACCGAAGTGTCAAATTATTGTTCCGTTCCTGTTCTGATCCGCTCTGCCATCGCCATCGCCAACCGTTTTCTGTCAGCCGAGCGGGTGTAGTGCGCGGCCTGATCGATATCGTCCCAGCCGTATTTCGCCATCAACTCGTGCGCCGAGCCGCCCGCATTAGCGTCGTCGGTTGCCGCCCGCTTGCGAATGCCGTGCGCGGTGTAACCCTTCGGGATGCCGGCCTGGGCCGCCCAATTGCGCAACCGCTCGCCAAAATAGCCTGCGTCGAACGGTTTGCCATCCCGTGTCCGCAACCACGGGCCGCCGATTGTCACCACAGGAGCTGCCGCAAGCTCGATCTCTAATGCCGGCGTCAGCGGACAATAAGATCGGGTGCCGGTCTTCTGCCGATCAAATACGATCAAGCCGTCAACGATGTTGTGGGGGCCGAGCTTCACTGCGTCGACGCAGGCGGCCCCGGTTTCATAAAGCAATTCGAGGGCAAAGCGCGGCGCCGTGCCGCTCGGCCAGTGCGCGCGATATTGCAGCATGAGTTCCGGCGGCCAGCACTTGATCCCCTCCGGGTTCTGGCCTCGGCCGCAATGCTGATCGCGCGTCGGATCGAAGTCGGCCGGGATCGCCTGCGCCTTTTTGCAATCCTTCAAGAAATGCCGCACCGAGCTGAGAAACCCGCGCTGGGCGCCGGGCGTGCGCTCGCGGGCATACATCATCATGGCGAACGCTTTCGGCGTGATCTCCGCAAGCAGCAGGTGGCCGTAGCCCGGCAGCCTGCTTCCGTCTTTGAGCTTGCGTCCGTCGCACCAGCGATTGAGGTCGCAGCGCCGATTAGTTTGGGTGCCGGGGCGCAATGCCTTGAACATAGCGGAGGCGAGGTAGCGATCGACGTTGGCGCGCAAACTGCCACTGGCAGGCGCCGGAGCCGGCTTTCGCGATGGGCGCCGCTTTGCTTTCACTTGCGCGTTCGCCAGTGCGGCATCATACGCTGCGCAAAATTCAGCGGAGCCGAACGCACGAGGCAGCGTGATCTCCGGCTGATTTGGAAACCGGAAATAGTTGTAGCCATTGTAACTTTTTACATATTGAAACTTCGTTATTTGCGCTGGCTTGCGGGGTGCCCGTTGCGGCTTCTTTGCCTTCGCTTCGGCTTCGGCCAGCGCTCGCCGATATGAGGTGACGAACGCCGGCGAGCCGATCTCACCGTCGAGTTTGACCTTTGGCTGGCCTTTTAACCGCAGATAGGCGTAGCCGTTAAAGCTTTGAACGTAAGGAAATTTCTTCATCGGCGAGTGCTTCCCAAGGATTGGCGGCGGGTGCGTTGCCGTCGCGCCCCACCACGAAAATGCTGATCTTGCCGTCTTTGTCTACTTCCACCCGCGCGACCTGCTTCCCCGCGTTCTCAACGGCTTTGACGATCGCCGTGAGGTCCCTCTGCTTGATCAGGCGGGGCGCGCGGGACATGGCTATGACCGGCCCGACCGCTCGCGTTCCGGCGCGCGAACCGGATCGTTCCATTGCGCCACCTGCCCGGTCACATCTTTGATCGCGGCCCCGAAGGCGTCCTTCATCAACTCCATGAATGCGTTTTTGCGGGCCGCGCTGGCCTCGACCGCATTCATCCTGATCGAGCCGAGCAAGATTGCCCCGTCCATGTTGCTCTGACTTGGCGCCCAATAGGCATTCCACATCTCGCCCTCAACCCTGAGAGCCAATCGGCCAACCTCGACCGTTCTTGCCATTACGCTGCCTCCTCTGCCGCGGTGATCGGCTCGACCAGCGAAGCGATGCAGTCCATCACCGCGGTCTTCGAGGCCTCGAACGTCTTGCGGTCCATCGCCCGCGCGCTCTGCGACCGAGCGGTGCGCACGTAAACCATCCTGCCGGCGGTGCGAACGACGGCATATTCATCCATGCTTCGGACGAAGGCGGCGACACGTCGAGCCTCAGCGGAGGACCGGCATTCGATCGATCGCTCGTCGCAATGCCCGGTCATGCACTGAGCATATTTCCGCAGGTGATCCGGCGACCGGAAGCGCTCGGCGAGGTGTGGAGGCAGATTGTCGAAAGCGTCGTTCACGGCCGCAAAATAATGCGCGTGGCTGGCCGGCGACCGATCCATCCACGGTTCCAAACGGTACACGGCGCCAATCTCGAACGCCTTCTCGGCGGCGCGCGAGTTGAGCGGCAACATCCCGATGCCGGTCCACCGGAACGCGAGAGCTGGCGGGCTAGGCATTCGAAAACATCTCGGACTTGCGACCGTTGGCAAGCGTCATCAGCGCATCATAGTGCTGCTCGCTGACCTCCTTTATGAGCGGCAAGAAGCTGTCGCTGTTGGCCTTGATCAGCTCGTCAATCATGTCCGGCCTGATGGCGGCGTTGATGGCGCCTCTGATCCGCTTGTAGGCGTCTTCGGCGTCGGCCTTGCGCGGATGGTCAGAACGGGATGCTGGCCCACGTTGCTCGGGGCGGGCTCGCTCTTGCGGCCGGCTGATCGCCGCCTCGGCGTCGTCGTCTTCGGGGCCCACCCCGGCAATTGCCATCAACGAATAGCGACGCAGATAGGTCAACACCGAGCCGACACCCTGGACATCGAACTTGAGCGGCGCCACGAAGATCGTGCTTTCGAGCCATTGCCCGGACGCATGTAATAGCCGCGTGGTGACGCCGATGCTGGACCCGTCGCCATTGATGGGCGACTGCCAGATCGAAATGCCTTGCGCCGCCAGCTTGGGCCGAACCTCGGCCAGCACACCGCCGAGGGTTGCATAACGCGAGCGATAGTGAGGATTCTCGCGATCCTTGGCGACGTTCTCCATCTCCGCCTGCGCCTTGGCGAGCGCGGTGGCGATCTCGTTGATCTGCTCGCTCGTGTTGATCATCGCCGGTGAATACTCAAAAACGGCTCTGGATTGCCGAGAGTGACGCCTGGAACTTCCCGCCCATCTGCCATTGCTTTCGCGATCTCGGTCTTGCTGGGCGCGCGGCTGATCTTGCACAGATCATCGGGAACCGCCGCATCGTCGGTAATGATCAGGCGCGGTTTTCCTCGGCTGACGCTGACGCTCAGATCGGGCGCCGCCAGCTTCTTTAACCCGCTTTCACACATTGTGTGCAATGCCGCGAGCCGCAGGTTGCGCGCTCCCTCCTCGAACCGACGCTTGCGTCCGACCATCGTCTCGATCAGATCGGCCAGCGCTTTCGCCGTGACCTCGCGCTCGATCGCGGCGCGCAGGACGCTGATGATTGCCGCCGGTAAATCGCTTTCGCCCTCGATGGTGTCGGCGAGAGTTTCGTCGGTTTCCTCGGGAAACATCTCGCGGACGCGCTCGACTATCTCGCGGTGGGCCGGGATCAATGAACGGAGATCAGGCACGCTTGCGACACTCCCAGAGCACACGGTCCATTTCGTCATGCAACGCATCGAGGCGCTCGGCCAACGTCCGCGGCGGCTGCTTGCCACCGAGGCCCGGCGTGTAGCTTTTCCATCGGCGATTGGCAGCGAGGGCGATGATAATATTTCGGCTTACACCGAACTCTGCGCCGATCTGGCTGGCCGATGCCGGCGTTTCTTCCCACAAGCGGCGGATTTCCGACTCGCGGATCACGGCGCACCGCCAACGAGTTTTGCCAGCCACTTGATCGTGAGGTCGAGCCCGTCGTCGTCGTGCGCGTAATAAGCACCCACGGCAGCCCGGCTGGCGGCGATTAGTTCATCGCCGAGCAATCGCGGAATGGACATTTCGGGCGTCACCGCTCGATCGATATACCCACCGCTTGGTTTGCTGATAGCTTCCTCAATCATCATCCGCTCAAGCCTCTTACGGTCGGCGGTCGTCACCAGAACAACAGCCCGATATCAATCGCCAATATTGCCACCAATACCATGAGCAACACCGGGATCAGGCGCCAGCGCCACTGACGCTTACACTCGATCAGGGACAGCGGCCCGGTCATTAGGTCGGCCATTGCGCTTCAATGAGGCCCCGGCATTTCGCCGGGGAAAGGACGCATCGCGTGATCAAGTCGGTCATCGTCGTGGGCGTAACTTCAATGAGGCCCCGGTGGTTAACCGGGGAAAATAGTCCCGGCGGGCACAGATCAAGATCACGGTCGACCATGCTTCAATGAGGCCCCGGCGACTTCACCGGGGAACAGGTCACGGCGGCTCATGCTTCCTGTTTCACCAACCGGCTGAGTCCGGCCCGCTCGAGGTGCGACTCCAGCATAAACCTATCAGTCACGATCACGCCGAACTCGTGCTCGCTTACCGGTACGCCGGCCATGTTGTGAGCAAGGCAACGTGGGGCCTCGATGTATTTGAACTTGTAGTCGCCCATGTCGGCATAGCGGACGAGGCGGCTGGGGATGTATTTGTGCCTCATCGTTCGTTCCTCCATCACTCACAGCAGGACCAACGAGAGCAACGCCGTCGTCAGCATCCCGCACAACACGCAGGCCAAGATCCCGATCGCGTCCAGCATCATTTGGCCTCGAACCAATCGCGCCCGAAGAGGTAATCCATCCGATCCCGCGCGCGGTCGATCTCGGCGTCGGTCGGGCCGTCCCGCGCCGCGCGATTGTCGGCACGGTCGAGCTTCCCACGCAATTCGCGTAATGCTTTAGCTGCGTCACTAGCCGGATCAATTCGCCACGACATGGGCCCGCGGTTGGGTGGCGGTGGTGGCGGCAATTCATCGGACTCGCGCTTCCGGGGCGGCTTGTCGGCGCGCGGTGTCAGCGGTATCCATTGCTGCGGTTTCATCACCACGACTTCCGCATCTGGTAATACTCGCGAGCCTTGTTGGCGGCGTGGTCGGTCGCGATCCGCCGCACCTCAGCGAGCGTCTGCATCAGTTCGATCCGCAGCCACCGCGCGTCGTGCACCGACAGCACGCCGGTCCGCTCAATGATGCGATCGGCGATGACGCGCAGCTCGGGATCGTTCGGGCGCATGGACGGCAGGTCGCGGTAGGCGATCGCGTCGGGCGTGTCTGATTTGAGGTCGGTGGGCATTTAGCCGCTCCCCTTATGCGGGGAGAAATTTAGCGGACGTTCTGTCCGTCGTCAAGGCGTTTGCGGACAATCAGTCTGCTGTCGAGTGTAGCGCTTCGTCGTCAGAAGAACTTTTATGGCGTCAATATGATAGGCCGAAACTAACCGGTTGGGTGCTTAAAGCCGGATTGTCCGGCTGGCTTTTATCCACCGGTTCCTGTGCGCGGGCGGGTGGGAAGCTCACGCCCGGCAACTAGCCAGGAAAGGGAGACGTCGGTCCCGAGAGCGAAAGGTTCCATCAGGTGGTGAGGCAATCGCGAGCGCGTCTCGTACTTTTCATACGCATCTTTCGTTATACGCAAAAGGTTTGCCATGTCTTTTTGCGTATAACCCTTGGCCTCACGAGCGACGCGCATCCGCGCCTGGAGCGCCTTGGTATAGTCTGACGAGGCAATAGTCTCGGACTGCATCCCCAGAATGTGGACTTTTTGTCCACAGATTTCAGCAGAAACGTTGTCGGTTAAGGATGACGACGGACGAATCGTCCGCTACCATGCAGTATGCAGGACGTTTGGGAAGAGATCGAGCGTCTGGGCCGCCAGTTCGGGGCCGGCGACGAAGCTATCCGCAAGTGGCGCATCCGCGGCGTCCCAGCGAAGTGGCAACTCCGATTCCTCGGCGATCCCGCCGGTCGCAAGATAGACCCCGCCGCCTTTAGCACGCCGCCCGGTTCTCGCCGGGCCGCCTCGGCTAAAGCGGCATGACCCCCGAGAACCGGCAGTCGCGGCCTCGTCCACCCACCGGACGATCCTTCCCCCTTGGCTGCGACTGCCGGCCATGAGCTGCGCTACCGTCGCCATCATCCTTGCCGGTGTCGCGATGTGGCTTGTCGTCGAAATTCTGGCGGTGCGCCGATGATCCTCAACATCCTCCTCGCCTATCTCGCGCTGTCACTGGTGGCCGGCATGCTCATCGGCCGGGCGCTGGGACGGTGGGCGCGGTAATGGTCACCGACCGCGAATATGACGCCAACATCGACCTGCACGACTCATATTACGCCGCCGTTGCCGAGTTGCGGCGACGCTACGTCGAAAATAACGCCGATTTGTCACCCGACCTAACGCCGAATGGCAAAATGGTGATTGACGGACATAATGTCGACCAAATAGCTTCGGTCGCGCCGGCATCCCCGCCGGTCAAACCGAGGACTGCGTTATGAAGGACTACAACGTCTCTCACATTCCCCTTGAGGAGATCGACAAGAACCCGCTGAACCCGCAAATGCGCGGCGAAGCGGCCGACATTAAGGGGCTGCTCCACTCGATCGTCGAACGCGGGCTCTACTATCCGATCCTCGTCAACAAGAAGGAGGACGGGCGTTTCCTGATCGTCGAAGGCCACCGCCGCTATGCGGTGTACGAGATGAAGAAGGAACACAACCCGGACTTCGCGAAGATCCCGGCATTGGTCATCAATGTCGGCAGCGAATACATCACCGCCATCTTCCGCGAGATCAATGAGACTTCCAAGAAGCTCACCGGGAAGCAGTGGCTTGAGGTCTTCGCCCTCGGCGGCAAGGTCAAGGATCTGCCCTCTCGCTTGTCTCCCGCGATCGAAGCGCTCGGCACGATGTTCAGTGCGGCTGAGCTGATGAAGATCGCGCGGCGGCAGGGGCCGAGCGTTCATGGCTTGGCCCGCCGGGTCGCCAAGTTCTGCGAGGTCGACGCCGAGAACGCCGCGAAGTTGCGGGAGGTTGTGGCTTGGCTGGTCAACTCAGGGGACTCGGTCAACGTCCGTGTCGCGATGGACGAGGGCCATACCGAGAAGGTCAAGGGCGCGATTGCCGCCAAGCGCAAGATCGACGGCAACGCGTTCCCGGACGGGGAGATCGTCGCTTATCAGCAAGGGTCGCTGGCAGCGGCGGCTTAGTACCTAGGCATCTGGGGCGGCTTTCGGGCCGCCCTTTTTTTAGGGAGATCCAGTTGTCAGCATTGATTTCCCTCGCCCATCATAACCGGGATCAAGATGCGTTGGCGATAGGCGCCCTGTACGAGCAGGCGCGCTCATCAGTGGTTGGAGGGGTTCACAGCGCGCTCGCTGCAGGGCGCGGGCTGATCGAGAAGAAGGCTAAGCTGTCGCACGGCGAATGGATGCCGTGGCTGGAGGCGAACTCGGAACTGCTCGGGTTCAAAGACCGCACGGCACGACTACTCATCAAGGCCGCAGCAAAATGGCAGTCAACTGCCAATTTGGATGCGGCCGAAGCGGTCGAGATCAGTCGCCTGATCTGGGGCAATACCATCGTCCGAGGCACCACCGGGACCGGCGACAACGAGTGGTTTACGCCGCCCGAATATATCGAAGCGGCGCGTCTCGTGCTGGGCGAGATCGATCTCGATCCGGCATCGCATCCGGTGGCGCAGAAGACGCTTAAGGCCGGCCGGATCTTCACCCGTGAGGATGACGGGCTCGAACAGGAATGGCATGGCCGGATCTGGCTCAACCCGCCCTACGCACGCGATGAAATCGGACGTTTCGTCGACAAGCTAATTCTCGAAATCGACCGCGGTAACACCACTGCGGCAATCATGCTGACTCACAACTACACCGACACCTTATGGTTCCAAGAGGCCGCGCGCGCGGTGGACCTGCTCTGTTTCACCCGCGGCCGGATTAAGTTTGTCGATGTCGCGGGGGCCGAGTGCAATCCGACGCAGGGTCAAGCCTTCTTTTATTACGGAGATAACACCGAGCGATTCCGCGACGTGTTCTCGTCCTTCGGATTTGTCCGGTGATGAATCCATCAGTGAAATTACGCCGGGTCGATTTCTACCCCGGCGATTGGCTCGGCGGCACGGCGACATTGTCACTCGCCGAACGCGGCCTCTACATTACTGCCTGCATGATGATCTACGAGGCCGGCGGGCCGATCCGCAAGGCCGATCTCCGGCTCGCGGTGAGTGGCCGGACCCAGACCTTCAATTCACTGCTCCTGAGCCTCGTCGACAAGGGCAAGCTCCAGCTCCGCAACGGCGTGATCGATCAGGTTCGTTGCGAACGCGAGATTGAGCGTGCACAAAATCGCATTGCGGATCGCAAAACAATCGCATTACGAAGCGTAAACGAATCGTTTTTGTCATTCGGTACATCTGGCAATGAAACCAATGATTTAAACGACGCCCCTCGCGCGCGCGCCCGTAGGTCTACCAAAGAAAAGAAAGAAGAAAGATTCTTAGAAGGGGATCTGGGGGTCGCTGCGCTTCCCTCGGAGCCGGCCGAGAGCGAACCGCCCAAGTCTGAAACCGCCCCGCCAACGCCGCAGGAGATCGCCGAGGTCGAAACGCTTGTTGAGGTGGCGATAGCGACATTGCGGGGAGGTGTGCCCAGAGGCGTCCGCGACGCCGTGGCCTACCAGGCCGCCATCAAGTCCAACAAGTTCGCCAATCTGGTGAAAACCCTCAACGTCTGGGTCGGTACGGGCCTGGATAGCGATGCGCGATTTGCGGCATGGGAGGTTCTGGCCGCAGCCGAAAAGGCTGGCGCGCGGTCGGGAATGACGCGGACGATGCGCAAGAATTTCGACAAAATTGACGAGATGTACAAAGCCGCAAATAGCGGGGAAAGATTAGAGGTCGCAGCGTGATCGTGGACGAAAGGATAACGGCACTCGTCGAACAGTTCGTCGTTGATGTTGGCGAAAATGCTCGGAAGGAAGCGGAGAGTTGTTTTTTATGGTCCTTCCAATGTGGCGAACGGCGTTGTGAAAGCCCGATTGAGGTGCTGATGCTTGCGGCACTTCTACACGAAGGATCGAAAGACTGCCGGTTATCGGTGGTCATGGCCGAAGATTATTTGAGAGAAGTATTTCTGAAGCCTAAGGTACAGGAAGGCGAACACCCAACACCGTTGAGCAGCAGGATCTTTCCTCAATTTGTCATCGGCTCTTATCGGGTTGATTTTTGTTTGAGCTTCTACGGAGGTTTTTATCTCATCGTCGAGTGCGATGGTCACGAGTGGCACGATCGCACTCCCGACCAGGCGCAGCGCGACAAGGCTCGCGACAGAGCCTTGCAAGCAGAAGGCTTCCCGGTTCTCCGGTTTACCGGACGGGAGATTTGGAACGACGCCCGAAAATGTGCCGCCGAGGTTTTTGAGACGGCCCAGCGCGAATGGTCCCGTAGGCTGGAGGCTTCCCACGGGTCGGATGAGTGATGGTCGCACACTCGCAGGCCGCCGCATGATCAGCGATGACGTTGCCAGCCGCCGCGCTCGCCGCCGGGTCGAACTGATGCGAGAGGCCGGCATGAAACCGCAGGATGTAAATCTCACTGACCCGGACACCAACAAGCCGCCGGTGACATGGGAGCGTGTCGAAGAAATTTTGTTCCAGATGCACAAAGATCGTTGAAGAGGAGAAGCACATGAAGCGTTTACTGATGACTGCTGCCGTCGCCGCCCTAGCGTTTGGTTTCGGGTCGGCTAAGGCCGATACGTTCGTCACCCTTGGGGGTGTGCAGTGGAACACCACCAACAGCGGCTCGCTTTCGCTGGGAGATGTCGTACCAGCCGGTAATCAACCGCAGAACGCGCCATGCGTGATCTGCGGCGCCAATCAACCGCAACAGCCGGCGGGGTTCGGCTACGACGACTACAGCAACAACGGCGGTCTCGCCAACATCAGCGCCTTTTCCACCCAAGGCAATGGTGGCAGGACTTTCCTTGCCGATGATGTCGTCGGTATCGGCTACACAGTCGGCAGTGGCAGCTTGCTGCGAAACTTCCTTGAGGCTGGCGGCGGTCCCGGTAGCCACACCTTCAGCATCGGCGTCGATATCAACGACAGCAACACGGCGCAGACGCTGAATAGCTTCTGGTTCCTGAACTTGACGACGCACACCGTGCTCGCGTCGTTTACCGGCGGTACCACTGGCAATGTGCCGGATATCAACAACGGTACGGGCTTTCCGGACTACTCGATCACGGGTTTCGACATCAATCGTGGCGACATCAATCTCGGCGATACGGTCCTGTTCCTCGCAAGGATGTCGGGGTTGAACGATGGCCCGGACTCGTTCTTCATCGAGGCCGCGCCAGCGGCTGACGTCACGGAGCCCGGCTCGCTGGCTATCATGGGGACAGGTCTGCTCGGTTTCGCCGGTATCGTCGGATGGACCCGCCGCCGCCGGCATGACGGCACCGATGCGGTTGCGGTGTGATGCCGCCGCCGCGCCTCGTCTGGACGCCCGAGATGATCGCCGCCCTGCGTTCGATGCGCGGCCAGGGCGTGCGGATCACCGTCTGCGCCGAGCGGATCGGCGTGGCGCCCCGCGGGGCATTCAAGAAGGCGCGCGAGCTCGGAATCCACGGCCGCCGCCGTCGTGAAGGACACGCCTTCCAGCCGTCACCGAGCGATCCGGTTGCGCTGCGGCAGCGCTGGGACAAGAAGCTGCCGGCCATGCGCGAAGCCGTCAAACGAGCCGCCACCGATGACTGACTGGACCGATGGCTACACCGCCGCATTGCGCGATGTCACCAAGCTCGCACACAGCCGCGGTGTCGTCACCGAGCCATTGGATGCATTGCTGCGCGATCTCACCCAGGACGCGCTGGTCATCGACCACGAGCAGTCCAACCGATTGCAGCGCCGCCGGCTGGCTGCGGCTCGTGAAGCGGTGCTGCTGAGCGGCTTGCCGTTGTTTGCCGCCGCCGAGTCAGGCGCATGATGACCGCCGCCGCCTTCCGCCTGACACCCGAGATCGTCGCCGAGCGTGACATCCACGAGGCCTGCGCCTCAGCGCTCGATCGCCTGCTGTGTCCGCCGGCCATGTGGTTCACCTATCCGGCCGGCGCGGCGCAACTGTCACCGCAGCAGATGGCGCGCTACTCCCGGATCGGACTGAAGCGCGGCATGCCGGATTTGTGGTTTCTGTTTCGTGGTGTTTTCTGCATCGAATTAAAGCGCCACGGCGGCAACCTTTCGAGAACGCGGATTGGCCGCACCCGGCGTGGCTCACCGCGGGTGCTGATCGGCCAGGTGGATGTGTTCCCCGCGCTGGTCGCTTCCGGTGGGGTACAGGATATCGCCATAGCTCACAGCGTGGACGAAATGCTCGACGCTCTCGAACGCTGGAAGATCCCGCTGCGGAGCCACCACCGATGATCTGTCCCGATTGCCACGGCACCGGCTTCATCCCCTGGCTCGGCGTTGGGACAACGACGCCGCACCGGTGGGTGCTGCACCCCTGCCCCGAATGCAACGGCAGTGGCATCGCCTCGTGCTGCGACGCCGCGGGCAGCGCTACCGGCGACGAGCCGGTGATGCTTCATCGGCCCTGGCCGACCTATGCCCCGGTCAACCCGTGATCGAACCGTCACCTGACGATGCGTCGGCCAAACCGGCATGCTGTCGCCAATGCCACTTCTGGACGATGCACGACTTCGATGCTGATAAACATCCCGATGACCAGCGGGGCCAATGTCACCGACACGCCCCGCAGCCGAGCCGAGGGCAGTTCGAACAAGAAATCCTGGAACACCTGACGACACTTGCTTGGAAGGTGTCCACTGCCGCAGAACAAGAAACCAAGTTCAACAATTGGGAGGGAGCCGTCAATGCCGGCGTTTCATGGTGGCCCGGAACCTTTAGTCACGATTGGTGTGGCGATTTCGTAGCGAAACCCGATGATTGAACCGTCACCGCAGCGCCGCCAGCACGACCGCATCAGCCGCGACGCCGCGCAGCTCGCCGACAGCGCCGGGCTCATCGGCGTGCCGTGGCGCGCCGAGGGGTTGCTCGCCCGCCTCGAACGCCACGGCGACATCGCACGCCGGGAACGTGCTGCTGGCGACCTTTTCGCGGAGCTGTTCCACCTCGCGCATCTCGACCCGCTGAAAGCCGCCAACATCGAGGCCGGCGAGCGTACAATCCGCACCAGCACCGGGCTGCATAGCAGCGAGCGCGCCCGCCAGCGCATCAACCTCGCCCTCGACGCTCTTGGCGGCCTCGACGGGCTGTGCGGCTCGTGCGCCTGGCAGATCGTCGGAAGCGAGATGACCTTGGCGGAATGGGCGCAGCGGCAGCGCTGGGCCGGGAAGCGGATCACCCCGACAACTGCAAAGGGCGTGCTGCTCGCCACCCTCAACCAACTGGCCGCGCATTTTGGTGCTTGACAAAGTTAAATTTTTCCAAACTCTAAGGCGACTGTGTGAGACTCGTCACTCAGCCCAGCCACCAGATCTAGCTAGACCCCGCCATGCCCGAGCCCCGGCCATGATCCAACCGGCGTTGCCAAGATGGTGATAGAAATATTATTTGTGGTCACAATGTTTTTGTGGCTGCTTACAATATTGCCGCTGCCGCCAATGGCACCATTTGCTTCGTCGAATGTGTTCTTCGCGTTCGTTGCCGTGCTGTTGCTTGGCCTGTTCATCTTCCTGCCGGGCATTCGATGACCCAACCGACCCACCGCGGCTCCCGATACTTCTACGCCTCGCCGGCATGGCGTAGCGTGCGCAAGCAAGCACTTGCCGCCGGCCATTACCGCTGCGCCATCTGCGGCGTATCCGTCGCCAAACCCGGCGCATCCCGCGTCGACCACATCCAACCCGTCCGCACCCACCCGCACCTGGCGCTAACCCTCGCTAACCTGCGCGTGTTGTGCGTTGTCCACGATGCACAGGCGCACCGGGAGAAAGGCACCGGCAGCAATGTCCGAGAGGCCCGATTTAGCGGCTGCGATGCTCGCGGCGTCCCGCTCGATCCGACGCACCATTGGCATACGACGAGACAAGGGCTTGGTACAACTTAGCGATTTTCGTC